TTTCGTCCAACAGCTTTGTCAGCTCAGGAGATCCGAAGCGGGTCAAGGCCGTCTTGGCCGTGGCCAGATTGGCGTTAAGCGCCTCTCCACCAAGCTCCTTGTCGGTCTTGACCTGTTCAACCCACTGGGCCGTGGCGTCTTGGATCGCTTGCTCTTGGGCCTGAAGCCAGCGCTGGGCCTGCTTCTGGCCAAGATCGGCAATCTTCTGCGCCTGATCGATCGGTAGCTTAAGATCCTTGGCTAAGGCCTTCAGGTCTTCGAGAGAGGTTGCATCGACATCGATGTCTCCCTCGAAGGTGAAGTCATAGCTGACCTCATCGCCACTGGTCGCGGGCTGGTTTTCCGCAGGTGGCGTGCTACTGCCGGTCTCCGGCTGCTGGTCGCCGGTCACAGATGCATCTGTGGCGCCGGCCGTCGTAGATGCCTCGCTTTGGGTGATCTCTGCGGCGGTCATCAACGTCTCTGGTAGTGTTTCGTTACTCATCGTCAGCCCTCAGTAAATTTGGCACTTCCTCGCGCGCATGGGTCCAGGCTTGGCGCAAGATATGCAGCCCAATGGCGCGCTGGCCTTCGCGGTAGAAGGTCTCGCTTGACCCCGTGAAACTGGATCTCGCCACGCCAGACACGTCGAGAAGCTCCTTCACAATGCGCTTGCCTCGCTTGCTGGCGAGCAACCAAGACCAATCTTCCGCCTCCGCTCGTCGCTCCATAGCCGCCGTGTGCCGGCGATCATTGTCGCGGGCCTGGGCGCTTTGGATGTCGAAGGGGTCGAAGTCGGTCATTTGTGTTAACGCTTTGTTTTCGGTTTACTCTTTCCCGCCTTTGACAAAGCAATCGCCACCGCCTGCTTTTGCGGTTTGTTCGCCGCCATCTCAGTGCGGATGTTGGCGCTGATGGTTTTGCTCGATGAACCGCGTTTAAGGGGCATGGATTGTCGCCTCAAGGTCTTGCGTCGAGAACAATACTTGCATCTGCTGAGTTAGATGTAAAAAATCCCGCTGATGATGTTAGCCCTGTTCCGCTTAGATTTATCAAAACACCACCTTGATACAAAAACCCATCGACTACTGTAACTGCTTGAGACGAATTTGGTATTCCCATTTGCCAACTTCCGTTGATTGTCAAAGACGGCGTGATCACCATATCTGACCAATCGTGTTGAACAATCGCTGTCGCCGTTGTGCTCGAATTGGTTATTGAGGAGCCTATTGGAGCCGCCGCATTTAGGGGAATTATGCGCCGATAAAACTGTCTTGCTCGACGCTTTTCGTCGCTGACCGCAGGCCACTGTATTGGTTTTGCCCACGGCCCTTCATTTACCGCGACATCACTTAACACAATGCGCGGCGCTACTGCTGAAGATGTGCGAACAAAGCGCAACTCTATTCCGTTTGCCGCTCCACTTGGCAAAACAGGAAATCGCAACTGATAAAACGTTGCTGTTGCGGGTGTTGTCCCTAAGTTTGTATCGCCAATAGCAGTGACAGCACCAAAATTGTTTAGTGCGTTGGCATAGTACAATTCGACTTTGAAATCGCCTGATCCTGCAAGGTTCTGCACATAGAACGATATTGCAACTGGTTGACCAACAAAAGCTCTAATGTCCTCAGAGCGGATTCGTTGACGTATGTATCCGGTGCTAGTCGTCGCGAATGTCACGTCAGCGCCATACCTTAGCTTTCCGATCCCTGTCGTGCGCGCGTAGGTTGTTACGTTTACCCCGTCCCAACGATCAGGAGCGCCCGACGTACCAGCTTGCTCCCACACGCCAAAAGTACCGTTGTTCAGCAATGTGATGGCTTTAGGAACGTCATGAAGAGCTGTTAGATCGTTGCATAAACCAGCCATTGCTTCATGCAACGTTCCTATTTGTCCATTTATGCGAGTTCCGGTAACTCCTGTTTTAATGCCTACAGCATAAGCAAATTCAATGTTTGGGCCATAGGATTGCAGACCCGCAAAAGCAACCGCTTCAACATCAAGTTTTACGTTGTTCGCCGCCACCCATATTGCGGACGTGTTGTCTATCGTCACCCAGCGATTTACATGCCAGGCATTACCAATTACGCAGTTCTGTATAAGAAGCGGCTCGCTGTAAGTGGGCGCAACTGACACAATGAGAGGCGGACCATATGTGTCATAGAAAAAGCACCCGTTAAACACAGGTGCGCCTAACGAACCATCGGCTCCGCTAAGATCTGCAACAAAGTCGCAAAGATAAACACGGTTGTTGGCAATTTGGTTGGCCAGTCCACTCAGCATAAACCCATATTGAGCGGCGGCAATGTGGCAACTTTCAATAACGCCGTCATTCGCGGCATAGCCGCCGATGGCGCACGTTCCAGACCAGTTGTTCCAATGCTCTGCGAGCAATAACGCGCCGCTCGTTGTGGCGGTGTATGCGACAGGAATATCAAGTGTTGTGGTGTTTATAACTGTTGCAACATGCGATCCTTCGTAACTGACGTGCCCAGGTTCGCGCATGTAAATGGTTTGTCCATTTGTAATGCCATGCGCTTGGGCGGTAACTAAACGTGTTCCTCCAGAGCCATTGTTGGCATAACTTGTAATGCGCGACTGCAATGCGCCCGGCGCTTGCCCAGCATTTAAAAAGGCATTGTAATGCCGCCAATCCGAAACGCCACCAAGCGGATTGTTGATGCCCTCGTGCCAAACAACAGCGCCCCGCGAATTAAGAGATTTCAAATTGCGGGTTTCGCCCATCCACGCGCCGCGCCATAGAAAACCCGAATATCGAATGTTGTCGTTAGGATGGCTTACGTTTCCGCCTGCGTTGCCGTGGTATCCAATGTCAACAAACCGCACATCTCGCTTGTAATCTGCAAGGCCCAAACCGTTTTCGTAATCAACAGTAAACGCCGCTAATTCCCCCATAGCGCGCCAACGCTTAAGTGTTCCAACTCCGCTCAAAGCGGAAACAAACGTGGAATTTTTTAGGGTAATCCAAGTCGCGCCGACTGCGTGCAAATACCAGCTTCCGTCGCAGTTCCCGCTTGTACCGGAGACTTTGACTTTACTGTGTACAGTAAAATCGTGCGCGCCAATGTTGAGGCGAATGCGCCCGCCGTCATTTTGAGATGATGATATGGAAAAATTGCTCCAATTGCGGGCTGAAGCCGCAGCGCCATCGCGCACATGTAACCAGGTTCCGCCCAAAGTGTAATAACCGCCGCCTGGAGGAGCGGCTGGAATGCCTTCATCTCCTTCGTCGTTATCGGCAAAATATTTAAAACTTGCGCCTTCGCCTCTGATTTCAAGGTTTTTGTTAATGACGATGTCGCCTAAATTAACCGCCCAAATGCCGCTGGGAACAAACAGAACACCACCGTCTTTTGTAGCGGCGATGGCCGATTGAAAAAGCGCCGTGTGGTTAGCCGTCGCATTTGTAACCGGGTGCCAAGACGTATTGCCTGGGCCAAACCAAGTAAAAACGACATCTCCAGACCATTGCCGCTTCCATCGATTTCCCGCCGCATCAACGATCACTGTGCCGCCATTATCGGCTGTGGTGGTATCGCTAGCATCGTAGCGGAACAGCCCGCCGCCGTCTCCTGCTACCCAGTTTTGCTTAAGCATGACTTGAGGCGGCACAGCGCCCGCGCCCCAATTCGCTAGGCGAAGGGCTGCAATGTCAAAGTCAGCACTGGCCAGGAGGTTGACGTTCTCGCGGGCGTTGCTCATGACTTACACCGCCCAAGGCAAAGCGTCGGTTTTAGTGACGTTCGCGCGCTCGCCGAGCAACGCTTCAAGAGCTTCTTTGTTTACGTAATTCCATAACCATTGCAGCACTTGCTGCTCAGTAAGGTCCGCGTAAGCAACAAAAAATTCGCCTGGAGGCCCAAGGCGGGCAGATCCACTTATGCTGGGGCCGTCTGGATGCGTGGCCATGTAGCTGACCTCTATAACCGTGTTAGGTTGCGGAGTTTGCGCAATATTGAGCGCTGTAACTGTCCAAGTGACCATCAATAAAATCCTATGTTGCGATAAGGCCCAGGTTGCGCATCCTGGTTAAAAGCGCGTTGAGCTGCGTGATAACACTTGCGGCGTCTGTTGCGTCGGCCACAGCTGTCGGTTGCACGACAGGCGTAGCGTTGTAGAACGCAAGCTTTTGGTTAGTTGCGGTGCCGATTTTGGTGCCTGTACTCGTGCCCAATGGAATATTGACATTGTTTAGCTCAAGTGCCGCCGACAAAGTTAGTGCGAAACTTGCGATGCCGTTTCTGGATATAGAGAGAATTTGCCCACTAGAAGAAATCGCATCATTCAAACCAACAAAGACAAAGTCTCCGTCGCTTATGTACCAACGCCATCGCTTTTCGTCGGTAGGTCCATCTGTTTCAAAAATTGATCCAGCGGGATCGCCCATTGATATGGTGTTTTCTGCACTGAACGTTTGTCCCGCAGCCCATGTAACCGACGTGCCGGGGAGATTGCCCGAAGTGTAAACCGTATTGCCCTCAATCGTGACTACGCCAGCGCTTGCGCGCGCTAATGTCGTGTCTGAAGCATGACCTAGTTCAAGGGTTGAGCCAACGCTTACCACGCCGCCCTTGCCAACCTTAAACTGACTCGTTCCCCCCACCTGCAAATCCATCAGCAGGCTGCCCGATGCGGAGGCGGTGTCGGTGACGGTCATCTTCACGGCGGTAAAGGTCGTGCCGCTGGCGTTCCAAGTATCGACAAGGGCATAAATTGGCATAGTGCTCATAGGTCACGCCCCACTATTGTCGAGCCATCTCGGGCTACAATTACCACACCAGTACGCGCTACAACCTCAGCGGCCACGGACCCGCCAGGGCTTGCCCGTTCCCCAATAAAGCCTCGCTTAAGCCAAAGCGCCAAGATGCTCACGGCTGCACCACCAAAGTGATCGTTCGCGCGCCGCCTTGGTTAACCGGCGTGCTGGCTGTGCCAGAGCGGATCTTCAAAAACCGCACGCCAACCCAGTCGCCAATAGCTTGCGCCAGATAGCGCGAAGCGGCGACTGTCAACGCGCGTTCGGTCGCGCCATCGTACAGGTCATCATAGGTGACGCCATCCACGCTGGCCTGAAAGGTCAACGAAGCGGCAGTCCAGCTTGAAGGCATGTCAATGGCGACCAGCTTGCGCCCGCCGAGATCCACAGCGCCGGACAAACTGCCGCCGCTTTCGATCGTGGCTGTAAGCGTCTCGAGCGCTTGTGAAACGACGGGCGCACCCATGGCTTACTTTCCTTTGCGAGATGGCGCGGGGCGACGAGGCGTGCGCGGTGGGGTCATCTTGCCGCCTTTGCCGGCGGGCTTGGCGCCGTAGGGTTTCATTCCAGGCATGTTAGGTTCCTCCATAGCCGCTAAAAAGGTTGATGAGATCAGTCGCGGCGTTCTTTTCGTCGGTCTTGACCGTGCCAAGCTTGGCCGCTGCATCAGCCTGCATCTGCGCGGCTTGCATCTGTTGGGCTTCAGCCTGGGCTTGGGCGCGTTGCTGGCGGATAATAGCCACGTTCTCAGATGCAACGATGATGTCGGGATCCACGCCCAGCATATCGCTATAGCTGTCGGCCCATTTGTCTACGTCGATCTTGTCGATCACCTCAGGGCGCATCTGAGCCACCGCGCCAAGGGCCCCAACGAAGCGATCAACGCCATTGACGCCGATCGCGCGTTGCGCTTGAGCGAGCATGCTGACGAACTCCACGTCCAACTCCACGCCCTGCAACGCTTCAGGCGGTGGCGGAATAAGATCGGCCTGCACCATGCGGGTGAAGGTTTCGTCGATCAGGGGCTTGAGTAGCTCATTGTGCAGGCGCTCAAGCACGGGGCCTAGCATGAGAAGCTTCTCTTCGTGCCGCTCGGCCACCTCAGTGGCAGTCATGCGGCCTGGAACGGTCGACGCCAGCATGAGGAAGAGATCGGCATAAAACGCGCCACGGATGCGCTCGCGAACGTCCTGGATGTCGAAGAGCAAATGCTGGAGATCCAGCTGCACATTGAACAGGGTCGATACCGCGTTCTGGGCGCCGGGCGCATCGACATAGGTCACGCCGCCGGGCAGGTAATCCAGGTCGCGCCCCTTCATGCCAGCCGGCACCTGCAGCGGCGGCTTGGTTTGATAGTCGATGGCATTGGCCTTGCGCAACTGCTCGTGCTGGAGCTGCTTAATGTCGCCAAGGGCCTCCATGCCGGGGCTGTTGCCGTACACATCGCCGGGCATTTTGTGCCAGCGCGGAGCGAGGCCCGGAAAGCGATCATAGCCGCTTTCGCGCAACACCTTGTCGCCTGCGTCCTCGCGGCCAGGCTCAAAGTAGACGCTGCGCCATGGCTTGTTCTTGCCATCGGCCTTGCGTGCATCGCGGTCAGAGCGGGGCTCTATGCCGTGAATGATCGGCACCCACGCATCGAGATTGCCTGAGTTGTAGAGCGCCTGCGTGGTGCGTGAGCACTGATCATACCCAAACTCGGCAACCAACTCAGCAACCGTCTTTTCAAACTCGCGGTAAATCGTGTTGACGTTTCCGCGATAGTCCGTGGCCAAAGCGAACTCGCCAACGGGGCTTTGGTAATGGTGGATGAGGGCGTCATAATCATCCATGATGACAGAAGCGCTCGTGCCAAACGCGCCAAGCTCTTCGTAGCAGGCATGGAGCATGAGGTAAGTGTTGCTGCGCGCAAACACGTTCAGCATGCGCCCCTGCGTTTCGGCCAGCCATGACTTGACAGGGGCGTAATCCATCAAGTCTTCATCGGGCAAAGCCAACCTGAACCATGGCCGCGCGGGCGATGTCATGCCCGACATCATGCCGGCTGACAGGATACGCAGGGAGCGTGAAGCCGTGCTGTCAAAGATGGCGTTGTGCTTCTTCGTGCCCTTGTTGCGGTCGCTCTTGTAGAACCGCGTCGAGCGAGGAAGCAGATAATCCGACAGCTCGCGCCAGTGAGCGATCCAGCTGGACCGCTCGGTCTGGAGCGCCGTCCAGCGGCGCAGCATGTCGGTCTTGGGGATCATGATCCTAGCAAACTCGTACGGCCCAGCATGCCGCTGCTAGTGGGCGCACCCATTGTGCCGGTCAGGAATGTGCCGCCAACCCCACCGCCACTCATGGCGCGATTGCGTGCGGCCAACGCTGCGATGTTTGGCCTTTTCTGGTTGGCGCGGTTGAACTCACGCTCGGCTTGACGCTGTTGCATCTCGGCTTGCATCGTTGCTTGGTTAGCGGCGCGCTTCTGCGCCTTAGCAGCTTGCTGGCCTTGATACACAGTAGCACCAGCAGCAGCGGTTGATGCAACGGCGGCAATGACGGGTAAAGCCTGAGCCATCACAGCACCTGATAGTGGATAGTTTCAAACGGATCGTAGCCCAAGCGCGGCAACATCCGATCAAGGGTTGTCCCAGGCTTGGCATGCCACAGCATCATCTTGACACCTCGCTCTTTGGCGGCGCGCTCGGTCGCCGTGATCAGCCGCATGCCGGTCATGCCGCGCCGGTGTGACTTGCGCACAAAGAGCAAGTCATTCTGGCACATTAGCAAGTCGCCATAGTGCAGGTTAGTGCACACAATGTTAACGCTGTAGCCAACCAGGGTTTCGGCGCCATCGCCATGGATGTCAAACATACCGATAGCAAACAAGTTCCCCGCCGCCTCAAGCGTTTGATAACGCTCGACGTCAGGCTTAAGCAACATGATGTCCGGCACAGTCGCCAGCTCGGCATAATGCTCTTCAAGCAGCGGCCAGGCGCGGTCGATCCACTCGCTGGCCACAATCTCGCGCGGGATCGCCATCAGACCATATCCAAGGGGTTGTACTCACCACGCGAGCGGGGCCGGGCCAACTCATCGCGCTGGCGCTCAAAGCGTGTTCTAGCCGCCACTGGCGCGGCGAAGGTCAGGGCCAAGGCGTCGCCAAGGTCGGGTGAGGGAAGCCCGCGCGCCTTGAGGTCATCCTTGCTTTCCAGCACGCGCTTGCCGGTCTGCGTGAAGGCGTAAGTCGGTGCGGCAAGATCCTGTTTAAGCGCCACGTCATCAGGGATCGCGCCGCCCAACTTGATCCACTCGGCCAGCCCGCACCACATCTCGGTGCGCTTGTCCTTGTACGCTTCGTCAATAGGCCGTCCGCCAAACCAGACTTCGGTAATCTCATACTTAAGCTGACGCAGCCGATCGATCACGCCGCTGCCATTGCCTGCGTCCACGAACACCGCATCGGGCTGCCACTCGGCGATCTTGGCTGCAACACGCGAGGCCAGGTCCATGTTGTCCACGCCACGCAGGACGATAGGCGGAAAGGCCACCATGCCTTGACGCGGGAAGATGACCGATCGATCATCGCCAAAGCGCGCAGGGTCAACGCCAAGAATGCGCGGCGCCCATTGATACTCTGTGATCGCGTAATGCCGTTGCGTCGCGGCCTGGACGTCAGACAAGCTAATCAGCTGATCCTCGCCAGCCGCGCTGAAATCGCACAGATACTCGCGGCTGAATGATGTCTCGCTCATGTCGCGGCGCAAGCGTGCGATCTCATCGGTATCAAGGGCGTCGGTGTCGTAAACCGTGTAGAGCGCCGAGGACCAATCAGGCAAGGTCTTAGCGCGAAAGAACAGCTCGCTGAAGAGGTTGACGCCCGAAGGCGTACCGATGAACAACGCCCAGCCTTTGCGGTCAGACAACGCGGGTTGGATAATGTCCTGCCAGACTTCGGGCTTGATCTGCGCCACCTCATCGATGACCACGCCATCAAGGCGCACGCCACGCAAGGCGTCTGGGTTGTCGCCGCCAAAGATGCGGATCACTGCGCCGTTGTGCGCCAGCTTAATGCTTAGCTCGCTTTCGTTAACCGTCACAGCATTGACGTTTAAAAGCGGAACCAGCCGCTGTTTAAGCCGCGCCCATGCGATAGTCTTGGCTTGCTTGAGGAAAGGCGCGAGGTAAACGTAATAAGCCAGGTCTGCGGTGGTCTTAAGCGCCGCGTCGATTAGCTCCATCAACGCAAGCTCGGTCTTCCCGGCTCGCCGATGAAGCGCCAGCACGCGGAACCGCGCCTTGCGCTTGTGACAGTCAGCTTGCCATTCGCGGGGATAGTAGGCGAGGCTAATCTGTTTCTGAGGCATGCGGGACGCCTGTTGATACCATCAGGTAAATAGCCCCACCGTTCTCGCCGCTAACCACTTGCGTAGCTTTGCCGAACGCGCGGTCGTACACCTCTTTGACGGCTCCAAGGGCGACGGCTTCATTCTCTGATCGCAATAGCTGACCAAGGCGCTTGGTCGCCTCCGGCTCCATGGTGCGGGCAATAGCCTTTAAATCCACGGTCGCCTTGTTGAGCGTACCCTTTTTCCGCCCGCTGCTTTGGGGCTTCTTTACTGTGCCTGGTTGAGGGCCGCGAAGTCCCATTTGTCAAAACAACTCTGTTTAACTCTGTTTTTCGCTTTAACGCTTCGCCGTCTTCGCACTCTCGCGAAACGCCTTCGCGGTAGGAGCGCCTTTTGCGCCTGGCTTCCGCATCTTCTCACCAGAGCCTGCCTTTATGCGGGCTCGCTTGGCTGCGATGTTAGCGTAGAGGCCGGGACGTTTTGCCATCACTGCACAGGGGGCTCAACAACAGGGGCCACACTGACATCAGGGACAAGCGCCGTCAAAACGGTAAAGCCCCAAGAAAGCCATGCCGGCAGCTGCGCGCCGATCCAGAGAAGAGCGCCGGTAAAGATCGTCCCGATAACGGACCAACCGGGTGGAAGTCCAACGCCAATCTTCATTGTTCTGCCCCTTGTTGCAAAGCATCGATAGCCAGCCCCGCGGTCATGCCGCCCTGGGCCACATTAGCGCCAGCCTGCAAAGCGCGTTCGTTCTGGTTAAACATCAGCGCGCCGGTCAGCACAGTCAGAAAACACCCCACCACGAGGCCGCCGACAGCACCGATCACTTTGCCGCGCCAGTAGGCCGCACCGCGGATCTCAATGTCGTTCGCCTTGTGCCGCTCGTCGAGACGGGCAATCTCCTGCAAGTGTTCCGCGCGGGCGGCGTCAAGGCGATCAACATAACGGGCGTCGGCTTGAGCCTCGCCATCGCGGCGACCCTGTTCGTAACGCTCGCGGCCCCACTGATCGCGCTTTGCAGCTGCGGCCTGGACGGCGGCGGGGTTTCCGATAGCCGACATCAGAAGGCGGCTGCGCCGTTGGGCCGGTCAACGGGGGCGTCAAGGACCGCCGTCAAATCGACCGCCGTCAGGTCGGTTTCGTCAACAATCGC